TAATATGAGTAGTGGCAAGAGATCCTCAAGTCGAATGATCGCGGCATACTCACGCGCATCTTCACCCTGTCCGTTGAGTCTGATAACCCCAAAGCCTAATTCCCCCGAAATGGCTGTACGGCTTTTCAGCTGTGCTAAATATGCTTTCGGTTGAAATCCAGCGCGGGCTTTGACTTCAACATCGAATGGCACATTAACAATATCCTTGCCACTACCCCTTCCCACACATGCGCCTTGCCATACAGTCGATAGGTACTGTGCGACAACACGCTCTGTGCGGAAACCTCTGTGTTTCCTATGTTGGGTCATAGGTGATGCTTGTTCTCACAATTCTTGCAGAAGAATAGAACAGCACCATCATGAATGCGATCATACTCGTTGACCTGCGCAAATGAATCGCAGTCCGAGCAATTCTCTACGCCACCATATCCGCTGAAGCTGTATATATGGCGATCCACTGGAGATCTATAAATCTCATCGAAGTCGAACTTAGCCATTTACTGTGCTGCATTTCAAGCATTGCCATGAGACTGTTCCATTGACAGCATCTTGAGATAAATCAACCAGGTTCTTAATCTGGACTGGCTCATTACATAACTGACATGGCACAAAGGCTGACATTAGATCGACCCATTCACCATTTATCTTGATTCCTATGTTTCCCATTATGCCCATGCTTTCTGCGGGACAAACTTGCCCTCACTACTTAGTGTGTACCAAACTGTGCCACATTTAGGCGAACCACCTTGGTTATTAACTACAGAGCAGAAGTAACCGCCCCATGCCTTGCCATTCTTTTCACCTTCACGCCAGATGCGACTGCCATGCTCGCACGATGGTGCTTCTACTGCTTCACCTGTTCCCATGATTGCAGCTACATTCTCCATAGCCTTCTCAAGTGTTACAGGTGCATCGACTACGCCTCTGTACTCATTAACAGGTGTAGTCCAATAGTCCTGATTATCTGGCTTGACATCTTGGACTGCTGGCTTTACTACTTTTGTAGCAACAACCTTAGTCATTTCCTCTCGGCTTGGTCTCTTTCCTTTAGCAGCATAACCTGCATTTGCAAGTGCCCGACCGATTGCCGAAGTCTCACAATTCTCCAATGCAGAAGTTTGATTAACGCCGCGATCAGTAACCTTTTCCTCAGCGAGTCCTGTTGATAATGCGGTACTTTGTTCAGAATCCTTAAATAGATACGCTTTGACAATGTATCGATCTTTTTCACACACTTCCAATTCAGTCGATATGCGAAAATCTGGATAGTCCTTAATAAACTTTTCAAGTCTCACCTCTACTGTTTCGTAATCGGCTAAATTAAACATAGAGTTCATTCTCCTCTGTTGCTAGTTGCCCTGCGAGTGCTCCATAGCTGCATAGATCGACCCAGTTGTCGATGTGTTGGGCTGATTGATTAGTCCGTGCAAGTTTAACAAGCACCATAATCCCTGCGACTTGATAATCGTGGATCGGTGTCTGTAGGTATGCACTGAGGAGCATTGCGGTGTGTTGCAGGTTATCCGCAGGGTGACCATACGATAGCCCACGATCGCGGATTGTGTCTGTTGCGGTAAGTAGGATCTCATTAGCGCGCATCTGTTGTCACTCGCTGAAATGACTTAGCCACGATCAAACCTTCACGCTTGCCTTCGTTAAAGCCTTTAGCCCAGCCTACTAAATACCATAAAGCATTAGCTGCGAGTAGCAGCACAATCATTGGCATCTCAAAGCTCATTGTATTTCCTATCTGCATCCAGTGCCCTCGACTGGCTTACAGAATTAGTGTGACAGAAGTGTCCGACTAATCAAGCACATTCTGGTAACGAAATGATAACGATTCTCCCTCGTCCACGGCATCATCTAAGGTGCGCTTGATGTCAGGCGTAAAGTCGTCCATATAGGGTGAACGATCCGTCCTTGTTGATTGGCACTAAGAATGGGCTAACTCGATCTCCGTGTGTCTCAATGACTGCCACAGACATCTGCCAATTAGCACTGCCAGCCTTGAGATAAGAGGCTTTCTTTTTGTCCATGACATTTCCTGCTTCTAAGCCCCAAAGAGTCCTGTATTGGCTTCCTAAGCCTTCTGTGTAGGCACTGATGCCAGCCCTGTGAGTGTGTCCACAGACTACAGACTTGCCGAACTTCTTAGCCAAGCCAAGAGCTGTAAGCCCTGCATTGCTATTCATCGAGCCCTCATCGCCATGCACTAAGACCCAGCCTTTATGGAACTCGAATGGCTTTTTATGAAAACGAATCCCCAAGTCATTGAAACCCATAAAGCGGGAGTACTCGAGTTCTGGAAGTCCGATGAGGCTAGGAGCTCCTCTAACGAGAGTGTGGTATAGACGATCGGTGTGGTTGGATCGAGTGATGTCGGTAGTACCGAGATCCCATAGGATGTTTTGAGCCAGACTTCGATCATAATCTAGCTGCCCTTCATACTCCAGATGAGTGCCTTTAGCCCACTTGGACTGGCTCTGCATATCAAGCTCATCGCCTGTGTTAAGGACTAAATCGAACTTTTCGCGCTTTACTAACTTAATTAGATTCTTCACTGCTTGCTCATGATGATATGGAATCTGTAGATCCGAGATCACCAAGTATCTGCGTTTAGTCATCATCCTCATCTTCGTAATCCCCGAACTTCTCAGGGTCAATGGGATCAGGCAGAATCCAGTGAGGATAGGCTTGTGGTTCTGTGATCATGAACATGGCAATGTCCTCTTTGAAACCTGCTCGCTTTAATGAACAGAAGTACTCATAGAGTCCAATGCAGTAAGCATCGAGCTTTGAGTAACCTTGCTCCTCTAACGCCTTAGTTGCTTTTCTTGCCATAGCACAATGCTACCTGTCAAGCAATATGTTATAGATCTCATCGACTCGCGTGTTGAGTCTTTTGATCTCAGACAACAGGTGGGTAATTACATAGCCAGACAAGCCACCGAGTGCTGCAATAGTGGCAAGGTAAAGCGTGAAGAAGTCTGATTGTGTCACTTCTTAGGGCTCGCGTATCCGAATACCCCAGACAATACAGCCCAAAGGATTGCGCGGTAGTCAAGGTCGAAGTTACTTGATGCCCATGCAGCTAAGAATGCTCCAGCAGCAAGGATTGCAGGGTTCTTCATGTTCTTCATTATTCTCCACCTAACATAGATACTTGAAAAAAAGCACCATCATTGTCAGCTTCTTTCTTAAAGCTAACATGCATGTGCTTAGTGTGTTTGTTAGCCCCTGTGTACTTGCGCCACTTCCAGTTAAGGATGCGTGAGCAGATTCTTCCATCGTAAATGATGTAACTAATACGCTTGTCTTTCTTGGATCTGGACAAGGTACGAAGCTGATCAGCAAGATCTCCCATGATGTCTGGCTTGCCGCCCTTGAATAAGTCTTTGTCCACATCAATGGCACGAACCCAGCCCTGCTCATCTGGATTATGATCTGACTTGCGAGCAGCGTGTCTAGTGTCACCGATCCAACCATCCGATGTGCGGTCACGATCTGGGAACGAGTCATCAAACTGCTCTTTTAACTGGATTGCAGCTTTAGAAAGTTTAGGTTTCACTTGCCAAGTTTTAATCCATCAGGAATTGGCTTCTCATACTTCCAAAATACAATCCAAGCACCTTTACCATCTGAATCATCTTGAAGCTCAATTAAGTCATCAAATGCTCTTGGAATTGTGGCTAATTCAGGATAAGTCTCAACAATTTTTTCGTACATTGATTTTGCCATTATGATCTGATTCCTATTCCTTGGAAGTAAGTTTGATCCTCTGCTGCATAAATTGTTACAGTTCCGCCAGTATCACCTCTGGCATAAATTTCAATGTAATCGGTTGTTCCGTTGCAATAAACTAAACATTGCCCACCATGAAGAGTTGCAGTAGCAGCAGTCGTGGTCACAGTAGTTATGCGTTTGTGTCTAACACCATTTTTATAGACAGAAAATTGCCAATCACCATTGCTGACTTGTTCGTGAATAAGTGCAGCATTTATAGAATAATAACCAGCAACAGTTGGTGTGAAAGTGCTAGAAGCAAAATTGTTAGCGGTATCCCAAGATTCTGTATCAAAAGTGATCTTGGTGAATGTACCAGTTGCGAAAGTTTGTGCGCCTGCACCTGTTGATTTATACGCTGAAAATGTTGGAAATGAAGTAGAACCCGCAGGTGTAGTCCATGAGAAATCCATGTCTGTTCCAGATGCTTTAGCAAGCACTTGACCAGTAGTGCCACCCTTGAGATCGACCAAAGAAGCATCGATAGAATCGCCTAGTGTCTCAATGGCTACTGCGCCATCCTTGACTAGGTCAGTACTGGTTGGTACTGCCCAACCAAAATTAGGGGTTGTTGTTGCCATTAGGTTAGAGCTCCGATCGCTTTAGACCACTGTAGTGTACCATTTACGCCACTCCAGATGGTGTTAGTTGGAAGTACTGTTGCCCATGTCGGGGCAATAAGTGAGAAGTCTGTAGGTGAGACATAGATAGTTGCATCCACGAATGTTGGTGTGGCTCTGATTGAGATGCCCTCTACAAAGCCTGAGAAGTACCCCTCGAACATGTTGAAGGGTAAGTTAGTGATTACTACTGGCTCACCAAAGAAAAGGTTTATAAGGTCATCTCTGAGGGCATTAGGCATAAGAGGATTGTCAAGTCTGAAAGTAATCTGGTCGAGCTGTGTTCTAGGCGTTGCGCGCAGGGCTAGATCGCGGTCGATGATGTCCTCGATGTCAGCCAGAAAGCGAATGTTAGAATCGAATGTTCTTTGGTAGCGACCATAGCTAGTAATAGAAGCATCGTCTGTGGCTGAGTAAGTGCTGCCGTAATCATTGCCATAACGCACAATCTCACTGTTACGGATCTTGCCGATCTGAAGAATTGATTTAACGCTGGCAGGGGAAGCGTAGTTGCCGTCTAACTGCGTTGAGCCATTAGCTGCTAAGTAGTTGCTTCTATGATCCGCATCTGCATAGGCTATGCGACCCTGCTTGTCCTCGTAGAGCGTTCCGAGTGCGCTGTCTGCTATCTGCTGGACTAAAGTCTGAGTGTTGCGATCTGCTGCACTGAGGTTGTCCATCTCGTAGAGACCAGCATCGATCTCGCCCAAGCCCACATTCTCAGCATTAGCCCATGTAGTAGTCGGATCGTAATTGACCCATTGAAGCGCGGGTGCTACTTCAATCCACTCATTGACTAGAAGCTCCTGCAAGATAATTGCGATCTGCTCGCCATCTAAATTGTGTGCCACAGAATCTGTGTAGATTGCTTTAGGCAGTTTAGCCAAAGCACCGACTGCAAGTATTGTGCCAAGAGTTACATACCCTGATTCTTCTGGACTTCTGACTGAGGTTGAGAAGTCTGACACTGTGCCACCGAATACAGGCACATATGTGCCACCGCTGTCCTTAAGCTCTAGAGTCAGGGAATCTGTAACATCAATGTCAAAGAGAGCATTAGTCGAGTTGATAATGTCCATGCGAGCATAACCTGCTTGACATTGACGATCGATGTCAATGCGACCTGTAGTGAGATTAACGCCAGTCACATTGGTATAGACAGTCGTACCGACTGTGATGCGCCACTCTGGAAGCCATGTCATACGGCTAGAAGTCCTGTGGAACTAGTGCCTCGCTGGTAAGACTGACGGACTACATCTTCCACGGCTCTAGCAATAGCCTCTGGATCACCGATTCCAGCCTGAATTGTAATGTTATAAGAATTAGCAGCCTGTGCTGCATAGCGTGAGCCACTTACTGCGCCAGATACTCCTGCACCACCCGCTAAACCTTGCAACAAAGATGATCTAGCAATGCTTTCTAGATCAACAGTGGTCGCCATCGATCCAGCAGCCGAAGCGTTCTGCATATCTAACAGATCAGCGAAAGCATTGGCACGAGCTGATGCTGCTTCTGCATATTCCAAAATTGCCCCGATAGATCCACCTGCTGTGGAAATTGGTGCAATGTAATCTCCTGCTGGAATACCAGAGCCTAGAGTTGCGCTTGTTGGTAATGATGCTTTGGCTTGAGTATTAGCCTGGGCAAGTAGTCTAAGCATTTCTTGAATACTAGCCAAAGCCTTGTCTAAGTTGCTTTGATTGATTAGATCAACAGGCTTAAGGCTGTCTAAGATGGATTTGATATCTGCAAGTTTTACATTCTGAGCAGTCAAAGCACTAAAGATTTTTAGATCTTCATTGAGTCTCTTGGTTGCAGCGACAATTGCTGCTTCGTCCTTAGCAGCAATAGCATCTTCTAGATTAGAAATTGACTGCTTAATATTTAGACGAGCAGTATCATTGGCAATCTGTAGAAGCTGTGCTTGACTAGTTGCCTTGCCTAGTTGCTCGGCTTGGTTAGTAAGAGCTGCTGCAACTTGGATCTTATCCATGTCAAAGACTTCTTCGCCCTTACTAAGAGCAAGGTTAGCCTTATCGATAGCCAGTTTTAATCTTGCTGCCCTTAATGCTTTTACTTCTTCTGCTGTTAATTTTGTTTTAGTTTTAAGAGTGCGAGAAGCATATTCAGATTGAAGTCTGGCTAGATCCGCTAACCCTTGAGCATTGATTCCGCTTCCCGCAGCAACCTGACCCATGCCTCTTAAGATTTCTAGATAAGAGCCAACGATTGGAATCATTCCAAGATTTAAGCCAGATACCCCCGGCAATCCCTTTAACTTTTCTGTAAGTACACCTATACCGCGAATTACATCTGCAATGTAAATTGCTGTGTCCTGCATTGCTTTTGCTAAATTATCTACGGAATCTTGATCGCCCAATCCCTTTAAGGCATCGATCAAACCTGTACCAATAATCTCGGATGCGTTAGCAGAAGCAACAGCTAGTTTATCGATCGAACCTTGAAAGGTATTAGCAGCCTCTGTTGCAGCTCCCTTAAATGTTCCCTCAAGTTGAGAGATAATGTCCTCGAACTTGCCAGCCTTGAGATCTGCCTTAGATATGCCTACACCTAATCGAGATAACGCAGCATTATTGCCCAGGTATGCACGACTTAACGCTCCTGTAACCGATGCTAAATCTTTACCAGTTGCAGCACTTATGTCTAGCGAAAGATTAAGCAATCTTTGTGCTTCATTAGTATTCTGTGTAGCGACCGCTAGTGTCTGATACGCGGGTCTTAACTTGTCATCAAGAATCCCGAACTCGGTCTGAAGTCTCTGAATGTAATCCTCAGAAGATGCGGCATCTCGACCTAATCCAACATTCTTAAGAGCTAGGGCTAATTGCTTCTGAGCCTTTTCATCTTCTGCTGCTGCTTTAACGGCAGCCTTACCAAAGGCAAGAATCTGGGTAGTACCAAAAGCCAGACCAAAAGCACCCGCTAGTTTCTTAACATTCTTAGTGAGTTTATCTGTAGCACTATCTGCTTGCTTAAAGGCTTTATTGCCTACGAACTCCGCAGCAATATCAATCATTACATTAGCCATGATTAGCCTCTCGCTCTTGCATTAAGTTTATCTGCTGCACCTTTAATAGCTGCCAATACTGCTTCTCTAGCCTTGCCATTGTTTTCCTCATAGGCACGGAATAAAGCGCGACCTTCCATCTTCTGATCGCCCTTCATCTGTGAGCTGTACTTGCCCTGCTGATTCTGTACGAATCGGCTTTGTGGAGTCTTACGCCCCATAGTTTCATAGATCGCTCCAGCAGCACTCTTATTGAATACGCGAGCAAGAGATCTAAAGCCTCTGCGATTCGGCTTGGATGGTGTGGTCTTATAACCAATGCCACCCTTTACAATTCGAGCGTTATAAACAGGAAAGCGCGCATCCGAACCCTCGCGGGCTAGCCATCCGCTAAGGACTTGACCATCATCTGGGAGATAGCCTTTAGCAGCCTTTGTAATAGGCTTTAGAGCTGCTGCAACCTCTTTGGGTAATGCTTTGGCAAGATCAGGACTGAAAGCGCGTAGAGACTTTCTAAGAGCGATTCCGCCCTTTACGCTTGCTGGCATCGCTCACCTCTTTCGCTTCGTCCTTAAGCCCTTGCACTAATGCATCGAGCATGGTCTTATCTAGATCTAATAACTGCTGTGGCGCGATTCCCAATCTAATGCTTAGCCTAGCGATTAGATAGGTGAACGGAAGATCGCGCTTTAAGCTAAAGGGTCAGAGTCTAATACCTCAACACTCTTAAGTGTTTCGATAAACTCAATCCCGAAAGGCTTAACAGTTTCACCTGACCTGCGTGTTACTTCCCATGCTAACCAATAGACATCGCTTTGCTTTTCTTCATCGCGGAACGCCTTATGGAAGCCCTTTTTAGCGTACTGCTCGAATGAGTACTCCACTGCTGGAGTGATCTCGCCTTCCAATACGCTTCCATCTGTACGAACTATCTTCAGTTTTGCCATGAGTTTGCCCCTTTATCGTTTGTTTAGAATGTGCCTGTTGTGGCGACTGCAACTGTTGAGTTAGCAGTAAATGTGATCGACTGTGTGGACATATCGCCAACAGCACCATTGATATCTGTTGTGTTGTTCACTAGAAGTGACACTGTGTAAAGAGGGTTAGTAGCAGATACTGCTGTTCCCTTTTCCTGTAGGAATACACATGTGACTGTTGTACCCCATGCAGCTTGTAGTGTTGCCAATACATTCGCTGATGCTGTGTCGTTTAGGAAGTCGATTGTTACAGATGATGCTTCCAAGCCCTTAACGAACTTGTGTGCTGTGTCACCCATTGCAGTTACTTCTAGCTCATCGAATGTGCGGTTAAGAGTAATAGATGTTACATGGTCAGAAAGATCAACAGTGTTAATCTTCACGCCAACTTTATTGTTTAGAAATACAGCCATGAGATTATTCCTCGTCTTTCTTAGTAGTTACTGGCTTTGGTGCTGGTGTGCTTACTTGCCCGATTTTCTTCAGGAAGTCAGCGTTTTCTTGTTCCCACTCGGACATGTTTAGCTCCAACTCGTTAGGATTGATACGGACATCTCGCAGCTGAGTAGGTCACCCGATGCAGCGTTGAGAATACTTGGTGCGCTTATCGCGCTTACATTATAGGTCAAAGATGATGCAGCGAGCTTTGCGAACACGCCACAGACTGTGTCCTCTATGCCGTTGAGGTTTCCCTCGTTGTCGAATAGTGGAACAGTCATAACAATCTTAAAGTTAGCCATTGGGCTAATTGAGATATGTTGATTGTTGCTGGGTGTTAAGTATGGATCATCTGGAGAGACAATCACAGAGTTAGCAAGGACTGTGGCAGGTGGGAAAGCGAAAGTCTGCCACTTAGCATTATCGACTAGAGCCGTTGCTAATGTAGTCCTAAGAGTAGTGACGGCAACAGGCATCAGCCCACCATAGAGTTAGGTGATAAGCAGTGCGCGATCAATCCTCGCACCTTAGCGAGAAGCTGCGCGCTCATTCGGTAAGGGCTTGGCTGGAAATCTACAGCGTTACTGCCTGAGAGAGTGGCTGTACGCGCTTGCCAGATTTCAACAGATATCATCAAAGCTGCTTGCTGAACTGCTGTGTCAGTTGCATAGTCAGTAACTGTTCCTGCAACAATTCCAAAAGGCTGGACGGCATGAGTGCCTTGATCTGCTCCAGTTGCAGAATATGAAAGTGAGCCCGAACCGATGGCAGTGATTGTCTTAGTGCCGTTGTATGGGCTTCCGTTTTTAGTAATGATTATGCTTTGTCCTACATAGAAATCTTTAGAAATCTCTTGGCCGAAGTAAAGAGTTGCCACATTGTTTGTAAGGCTTTGATGCGTGTTGTAAAGCTCGTTCTGCCAAAGCATAGGCAGAAGGACAACATCTGTTGCATCGCATACCTCTTGAAGGGTTGCATCTGGATACAAAGTACCGACTCCGAGTGTTGCACGGAGTTCTGCGACTGTTGTAAGTGCCATGATGATCCTTTCTCAAGACTCTGGGGAGTAGAGGGCTACTACTCCCCAGAGCGACTTAGTGAGTTTTTACGCCTTGTTATTCTTGAATGCGCCAGCGCCAACCTTAGTTGCGATAGCACCGAATCCGTAGTAACCAACTGTAACTGATCCGTTAGCTGTTGATTCTGCGCGTAGGCGGTATGTTGGTGACTCATACCATGTGTAAGCATCTGGGTTCACGATTAGGATTGTTCCATCGCCATCGCCACCATTTGTTGGATCGACATAGAGGTTAAGTCCTGCAACATTACCTGTTAGTGATGTTGGTGATACTTGACCGCCAGCGTTCATTGGCTGTGATGCTGTGTAAATTGGGCGACCTGCATCGTTCAATGACATGATGTTAGACCATTGTCCTGTTGAGACAACCATGTTGCGAGCGAATGGGTTAGGTAGTCCTGCTGTTGCTGCATAAACTGATGCTGAACCGCGAGCAACAATTCCTAGCAATTCTGCTGCTGTTGGATATGTGACTGTTGTTGTTGCATCTGCTGTTGCACCTGAGATAAGTGCTGCGTTTACTGCTGCATTAGTTGCCTTTGCGTAAGCTGCTGCCATGTTACGCACTAGCTCATCAAAGAATGCTGGAGATGTACGATCTAGCAATTCAACAGAGAATGTCTGCTGTCCTGCGTACTTCTGTACTGATACAGATAGGAATGCTGCGTTCTGATCTGTGTCGCTGAACGCATCGCCTTCTGGCTCAATCGCAACAGTTGGAACTGCTGTGATCTTTGGAATCTCGAAAGTCATACCTGCATCTGGCAACACTCCGCGAGAGATTGCATCGATTGAAGGACGGATTGTTGTAGATAGTGGGTTGATGATTTCTGACAACTGACGAGTTGGAACAAGTCCTGCGTTGTCTGTTGTGTCATCTGCTGCGCGTAGGTATTGACGAGCGTTGTCATCACCTAGAGCTGCACGGATTGTGTTTTCTGCATACTTAGCTGCAGTGATTTCAATGCGTGGCTTTGTGAAGTATGCTGCTGAAACAGTTGGGCGAGCAGCTTCAACCGCTGGTGCTTCAACTGGTGTTGCTTCGACTGCTGGAGTGGTGTTTTCCACGGTGGCTGTCTCGCTTTCTGTTGGTTGGGTGATTTCTTCTACAGCAGATTCTTCTGCTGCAATATCAGTAACTTGAGCCGACTTGAATGCTGGCTCTGTTACTAAACTTACTTCGACCAAGCGAGCAGCAGAAACATAAGTAACGCCATCCTTGATCTTTGACTTGAGGACTTCTGCACCGATTGATAGACCGCTCTGCAATCCTTCTTCTGCAAGGATTAGAGCTTCTGTACCGCGCTGTGATCGACTGATAGAAAAGACTGCATCGATTGAGTTATCTGATTCGCTAAAAGAAACCATGCGACCTAATGGCTTCTTAGCATCATGCTGACTTAGCAACTTGATTGCTTTAGGATCTTCGATAGCAATAGATCCAGAGGCGAAAATTACTTTCCCCATGTTTGTAGATCCTGCTTCGACATTGAGAGGCACAATCTTGCCTGATACTGTGCGACTTGCTGAGTCTGCCGTGAGATCAGCTGAGAAGGTGATTACTTGGTTCATTCTAGACCATTGCTTCCGTTAGGTGTTAGATCTGTCATTTCCATAGCCTGTTCCTGGGTAACCAGATTAAGGGCTAGGAGTTTTTCAATTACTGCAAGCTCTTGCAGTGGATCAGTGCGCAGGAAGTTCTTATCAATATCGAACTTAACTACATTGCCACGAGCAGTGATGTCATCCATTGACAAGCGATCTTCAATCGCAGTAATAAATGGCTGTAAAGATAGTGTGAGGAACTGCTTGCGTTCATCATTGACATTCTGATATGTATAACTTGAGTTCTGATCTGCTGACACATAGATCGCTGGCACATTACATAAGCGCGCAATCTCAGTCGCGAGATTCTGAATAGCCTCGTTGTACATCATGTCTTTAGGAGAGAAGCCAACAGTCTTATAATCTAAAGTGCTTGTTAGATAAGCAGTAGAGTTATTCTGTCGAGCTCTTTTCCATGCCGCTAATAATCCTTGCACTTCTGCCGGTGGTAGATCAGCTCCTGAGTTCTGAATGAAACCAGTACTCATTGGAGTGGCTGCTGCAATCGCTGCTGACTTCTGGACATCAATAGCTGCGCGAATTGTCTGCACTCCAGTGTTAAGAATGCCATCGCCTAATGATTGGAAAGTGATTAAAGATCCCAAGCCGTCCATTGGCAAAGTAGTGCCATCGACTGCATAAGATCTAACAAAAGTATTGGTGCTATCTAGTGTTGCAGTGACTCGGTGATTAGCAATCCACTCAAAGCGAGATGGTCGTCCATCCTCGGAATAAACTTCAACAACTTTCCAGAAGGCTTGCCCATAAAACAGAAGTGAATCAACAGTCCACGCAATAGTTACAGATCGTGGTTGTGAATATGAAGGCTGCTCTAACCATGCAGGTGAGCCAAGTTCTTCATTAGTAGATTTCTTATAAAGCTCTAAAGGAATTGCTCCGATAGTTCCACACAATAGATTGCGACAGCGCATAAGTGCTGGAACAGAGATCGCTTCACTTCTGCCAATGAAGGCATATTGAAAGGGCATTGCATAAGGTGAATACTCACCAAGCACCTGAGGTGCGGACTGAGCTTGTAATTGTGGCTTTGGTTCAAGCCCGAATGTCTGCAAGATTCTACCCATAGACAGAAACTATAGCATTTGTCAAGCAATTAGACAATGTGATATGGGTGTGTCTAAGTAAAGATTTGTGGTTTAGGTTGAGGGATCATTAACTTGCTGACGACCATAGCCAAGCCAATAGGGGCTGAGATATCTCCAGCACTCTTTCGCTTGATGATTCTCCAAGCCGAATCATTGACCTTAGCTGCGCAGTTATTCATCTGCTGGATTAGTTCCTCTTGTCCATTATGGATAACTCGATGATTGACCAAGCCTTCTAACAGATCGCCACAGGCTTTATAGAATTGCTGACCCGAAACATCCTCGACCATAACTCCAGCATTGGCTAAGCGATCTGCGATTGTCTGGGTGGCGTACTTGTCATAGCAGACTAGGCGTGGCTTATAAATGTCGCACCACGCCTTTATACTTGCTGCCATCTTTAGCTCATCGATAGCAACCTGAGAGCTGTAAGTCTCCAAAATTCCGATGCCAATCCGTCCATCTGGAAGTAGTTGTCCAGCGACTAATGATCCGTTCCTGCGTGACGGACTGACATCGAAACCGAATACAGTATAAGCCCCCGCGCTCATTTCTAGTGTGCTATCGGATGTGTCCTCTAGAACTCCATGAGGCCACGGACTGCTTAGCGAATCAATCCACTGGCAAAGAGTTTCAGTACGCGTGTTCTCAATCGGTGAAGTAGCAATCGCCTCCTCGATCGCCTCCTCTGTGATGGTGTATCCCAGAGAGGGGTTAGCCAAAGCCCATGCATTGCGATCGTCTATCTTGCAGTATTGCGGAGCTGAGTATTCATAAAATCCAAAAGACTTGGGTGGATAGTCGATAGCTCTTTCTCGTAGGTCGTTGAGTACAGTGCTGAAAGCGTCTCCTGCATTAGAGGTAAGAAGCGTTTGAGAATTTGGGTGAGCTCTAGTTGTAGGAGTAGCAGCTCTAAATCCATCTTCTGTGATCTCTCGGACTTCATCGATGTAGAGCAGTCCATTGACTGATCGACCGCGAGAGCCGTCTCTAGTTGCTGCGACAACATCAAGCCTTGCTCCAGATAGCATCTCAATAGACTCTGTGCCGTTGGCGTGTCTGATCTGTTTAACGAATCCTTTAAGCTGGTCATTGGTCTCCAATAGGTGAGTAACTTGTCGGAAGGTGTCTAGTGCCATGCTTCTGTTCGAGCTCATAATAAGGACATTGGTGTTCCACTTTATAAGGTGTGCAAGGATTAACATACGCGCCAGATGTGTCTTACCATTCTGCCGAGCCACCAAGATGAGGTTCGTCTTACGAATCCACAAGCCTTTTTTGTCCACTGTGAGCATGTCCTTGAGAACGAACTCCTGCCACGGCATGAGATCCATCTTGACTATTGCGCATAGATCTTTGACATCTTGCAGCTTGTTTTCGCCCTTGAGAAGTGGACTGTGAAGCCGTGGCTTAGTTGCCCCTCGTAGGGCTTTGCGCTTTCTGGGCTTAGTTGTCATTGGTCTGGACTGGGTCGGGTCTTAAAAGGACTGTCCAGCATCGGTTCGGACTGCATCGGGGAGATATAGTCGAGAAAGACAGGGGGGGTAGCCGTCTGTGCTAAAAAAACGCCATCATTGAGCGCACCCTTGCGCAGGTTGCATGACTTGCACAGCACCCTTAGATTCTCAAGGCTATGGTCTCCACCTACCTTGCGTGGAATTACATGGTCGATATGCATCTCGCCCTCATCTGTTCCACATATCTGGCATAAGCGACCATCACGCTTGAACACGCGTTCGCGCTGCTCGCGGTATCGTCTACTGTTTAACTTATCGATGCCCATTAGATCTCATCATAACAGTTACCACATAACCACCAAGCATGGACTTGCATGAGCTCTGACTCTGGTGTGTCAGTCTCACATCTGGTGCACTTGATAGTGCATTCATCTAATGCCATCCCTTAGCCTTCCAATGTGCAAGGGCGATGCATGGTTCACCATACCTATGCCCTATGTACTTCAATCCCCATTGTATCTGCTTATAACCATCAACCCTAGATAGATACTCACTGCGCCCTTGAGGAATACCATGATGTGATCCATTACGAGCTAATGGTCTCCAGTTGCTTTCCTTTGTATAGAGTATCTCTAAACACTTAAACTCTTTATAGTTATATCCTAATGAATGTAAAGCATATTCTTTGTAGCTTACATATTGCACTGGTTTAGAGCCACCTGCTTCAGGCACTAGCAATAGAGATATCCCAATAGCTACTAGCACCCCGCGAGCTACGCCCCTAAGGGGCTCGCGGTGAGCCTTTGAGAGGCTCTGCGCCGTTAGCGTACCATCGCTGTCAAATCCATTTGTATAAGTCCTGCTCAGAGCGGTGTTTCGTTTCATAGTTCCTCCTAATCACCGGCTGTGGATAACTTCTGTGGATAACTATTTATCCGTAGAATAGAAGCCTTTACCCTTAAAGTGTGTAGCTGCTGCCCCAATAACTTTAACCATCGGTTCATTACAATAGTTGCACAAGATCACTGGTCGATTGTTCCATCCGTGATTGATCTCTTGATTAAGATTGCATCTGGTGCACTTGTAATCATAGGTTGGCAAGTTAAACACTTCCTTATCATGTATGACCCACATCCAGAGCATCGGTCTATGTCTGCCTCTGTGGGTTCTTTGTCTAGGTGACCATATCTTAATATGAGTAGTGGCAAGAGATCCTCAAGTCGAATGATCGCGGCATAGTCACGCGCATCTTCACCTTGTCCATTGAGTCTGATAACCCCAAAGCCTAATTCCCCCGAAATGGCTGTACGGCTTTTCAGCTGTGCTAAATATGCTTTCGGTTGAAATCCAGCGCGGGCTTTGACTTCAACATCGAAGGGCACATTAACAATATCCTTGCCACTACCCCTTCCCACACATGCGCCTTGCCATACAGTCGATAGGTACTGTGCGACAACACGCTCTGTGCGGAAACCTCTGTGTTTCCTATGCTGAGTCATAGGTGATGCTTGTTCTCACAATTCTTACAGAAGAATAGGACAGCACCATCATGTATTCGATCGTACTCATTGACTTGAACAAATGAATCGCAGTCCGAGCAATTCTCAACTCCGCCATAACCGCTGAAGCTGTAGACATGGCGATCGACTGGAGATCTATAAATCTCATCAAAGTTAAACTTAGCCATTGTTAAGTCCAGTCGTGTAACCCATTGCCACACCCATGATGAACAGAAAGAGCACTAACAAAATTAACAGCTGCTCTTTGCTATCCATTGACTGTACTGCATTTCAAGCATTGCCATGACACTGTGCCATTGACTGCATCTTGCGATAAATCCACCAGATTCTTAATCTGAACTGGCTCATTACATAACTGACATGGCACAAAGGCTGACATTAGATCAACCCATTCACCATTTATCTTGATTCCTATGTTTCCCATTATGCCCATGCTTTCTGAGGCACAAACTTGCCCTCACTACTTAGTGTGTACCAAACTGTGGCACACTTAGGCGAACCACCTTGGTTATTAACTACAGAGCAGAAGTAACCGCCCCATGCCTTGCCATTCTTTTCACCTTCACGCCAGATGCGACTGCCATGCTCGCACGATGGTGCTTCTACTGCTTCACCTG